GTTATTCTCTGCAAGTATTGGCATACCGTAAAACACGCAAGCCATTAAAACTTCTTCAAAAAATATCTCAGCGGTTTGGGGTCTTGCAATGTATTCTAAGAAGAAACTATTAGCAGGTGCTTCATCCATTGAGAATTTAGTTAATCCGCTTAAAGCTCCATTAGAACCTTTGCCATCAACAGTCCCTGATATATCATAAGAGTCACATCCAAAAGCGCCTAAGTGCTCATTACCAGGATGTTTGCTACCATTCTTGATTATTACGTTATTTTGTAAATGCAAAGGAGGTATCCATGATATTAAAAATCTTCCATCTTTATTAGGATAAAATATAACTTTAGTATCAGGTATTCCGTTTTCCCATTGAAAACTTCCTCTAGTTACAATATTTGTATTTCTTAAATCTTCGTTATAATCTATCTGCTGATATATCTTACTAAGATTGAATAATGATTGTTTTGCTTCATCTCGAAATGCGTGTTGTTCTGTTCTTGGAAACTGTCTGTAGTACTCGTTAAGCCCATCTTGATCTGACTTTAAGCCATCTACTTCATTTTGCCAATGCTCAATAACACCATATACTATTTCTGCGCCGTCGACTCCTGTGACTGCCTTTGCTGGCGTATCGAATACAGGTACCCCATAAGTATCAATGAATCCTTCGTACGACCATTCCATAGGTATGAACAAACTATATAATCCTGAGCTAGTCTGTCCGTTGCGGTTTCTTTTTGTAACATCTGAATTATTATAAAGTGTTTTGAAGTTATCACCTCCTTTATCTAAAGCATTTGATGTTGAACCCATCATACACTTACCAATAATTTTACTACCTAATCTAAGGGTTGTTTTAGTAACTCGCCAGTTGTTTAATATATTGTCAGGTCTTTCCCATTTCCCGCTTTCATCATGAACCAACAGTTTTAATTTTTCACCATCATAACTGTTATCCCCTGTGTTTTTCCAGTCAATAGTTGTATCTAACCCATCCATTTCCTCAGTCTTTTCATTAGCGTCAAGCTTCTTCCTTGTAAGTTTAGAAGCAGGAACCCTATAAGCTAATTCTGTTTTAGGTCTATCCATACCATCTTGAATAGGTTTAAAAAAGAAAGGATAGTTTATTGATATTGGAACCACTTTGTCAGTAAACATTTTTTTAGCATCTGCTCCTGATTTTGATAATATACCAAATCTAGAGTCGCTTGATATAGTTGCTAAATTAACTAATTCAGAAGACGACATAAATGAAAATCCAGAACGTCTGTTCTTTAAATAACATATTCCATAACATCTAGGATCTGCCTTACAAGCTTCCCAAAATATAAAGAATAATCTATTTGATTCTCTGTAATCTGGAGCGCCAATATCTATCTTGCTCCATTGCAGATACATGTAATGTGTACCTGTTATATAAGTTGGTTTACCGTTGTTGTAAAAGAATAACCCCTCTTCTCTATATTTAAACTCGTTATCAATATAATCGTACCATCTGTCTTTAAATGCATCAGGCTGTCTATTCCAATCAAACGTGCTTTTTATTTTGCTTATTTCTTTTGGAAAACTCATTTGTTCCCAATATTGCTCTTCCTTTTTAGAAGACCTGGAGTATGCGTTTTCAGATAATGGTAAAGCTATTTTTAAATTTTGGATTTCAATAATCTCGCCAATCTTTCCAGTCTTACTAATAACAACCACATCATGGTCTTTATTATATCCATACTTCCATTTTTTTAAACGATTGTTCTGCTTAATAACACTTGACTTTATATAGTCTGGTATTATTTTGTATAAAGTTTGCTCGTACATTACTTAGATCTCCCTTCTGCAAAACCTTTAAATACTTTTGCTTCAGTTTCTTTAGCTACTTCGGCTAATAACTTTTCTTCGTCTTCAATACGACTTAGTATTTCAAAAGCGTCAAAGATCGCTAGTTTTTTTGTAGCAGCAGCATTCTTTAATTTGTCTGCGCTTAAATCATCATCCCCATTATTTAAGATTGCTTCTTCAGCAACTTTAATTAATTCAAGAACTGCTTTGTGCCCACTTCGGATTATAGCTTGCTTCGTTTCCTTTATATTCATATTTAATTACAATATCATTAGATTTCATACAATAAAGTCGTTCTCCATCTATGATAAAATCAAACTCACCATAAGGAGTGTAACCTACAAGGTCTCCCTCGTTTATTTTAAGCTCTTTTAACGAGCTATTTCCATATTTTAGTATACCAATAAGGCGTTGCTCCTTATCAAGCTTTAAATAGTCAATATTTTTCAATGGTTTTATAAAACATCTATCCCCTAGAGTTTTCCATTTGTCTTCTGATTTATATAAATAAATTTGATCTATATCGCAGAAGTACATATTGTCCATAAAGTATGCTCTACTATTTTTTTGATTACCTCTAATATCGTAGAATCTTCTAAAAACATTATGATGTATAACAACAATATCGCCTACTTTTATATCACTTGAATAAGCTAGCGGGGTAGATATTACCTCCGCTAAGTTATTCACAGACTTAAAACTTTCTATTTTCGTATTTAGTATTAGCTCTTTGCCTTCTACCTTAATTTTGTTATCGTATCTTTCGCCTAATGGCTTTACGATAAAATTAAATACACTTTTCATTAGTATTCCAAATCAAATTCCACGGATATAGCCATGTTTGCATTGAATTTCTTCCAAGGCATAACTTCATCTCCTTTTTTTATATATATGTTATAAGAAGAATCTGTTTGATCTAACTTGATATAAGCAATTTCATGTCCTCCATATACTTGTTGTCCAATAGAATAGTGCATTGCATTATCTTTGTAATCTGGACCAATACTTATTTTTCTTATAACTGAATCCATTATTACACTATATCAAGTTTAGCTTCCGGTTCTTTTGTATCTTCTACTAAAGTATAAGAACCATCTTCTAGGTTAATATTAATTGCACCATACTCTTCTTGTAATCCAGATTTAAACTCTTCATTGAATTTATTTACTTCTGCGATTTGATGTAGCAAACCATGCTTTTGCGATTCTAAGATACCGATGTTAACCAATAAAGAATTTAATTCTTTTTGGCCCTTAACAATAGCTTCTAATTGTTCTCCTGTAATTTTTTTTGTTTCTTTCATTTTATTTAATTTAATTTAATTGTTTATTTGTTTATTACACCCCCAGCGGAGGAGGCGGCGGTGGCAGGGCGCTGCCTCCCCAACCTATTCCAATACCTATTCCCCAACCCATTAGTAAAGCGCTATCATATTAGAACAAGTTGTATTAATCCCATTATCATTATTCAGCCAAACATTATCTACAATAACGGGAAAAAATGTTCCATCAGGAACGTTGTGAAATATCGTTATGCCCGCCATATCCGCGCCTGTATCTATAGCGCCGACAACAGTAACGCATAACGTACCGCCTGTGCCAATGTACAATGCCGCAGAGTTTAAGTTTTGCCCAGGCGTTTGACCAGGACTTCCTACTGGGTTAATTGTTAGCGCTCTTGTTCCAAAGTCCGGTTGATTTCCGTATTGTCCCATAATTTATTTATTAGCTTTTTCTCCTGTTTTTAATCTAGATACCAAAAAGTTTGTATTTTCAGTTCTAGCGCCTTCAGTGAATGCTTTTTTAGCAGCATACTCTTTACGCATATTTTGTTCTTGCTTAGTGCCAATCAGAGCCCTAGAGATTTCTTTTTTATCTCCACCTCTAAGGATTAGCATATTACCTGCTTTATCCAAAGTTTTTTCATAACCACCTTTATTTTCCGTATTTGGTAATTCAGATGTTTTAGGATTGTAACCTATATGCTCTCCAGTTTTAATATTCTTTTTAGCTTTTGGATCAATTTGCATAAAAGGAGTTGGAATGTCTTTACCTGTTTTTGGACCATTACCTCTACCAGGCGTTTGTTTGTAAGCCATTTTTATTTTTTTTATTTGTTAATATTGTTTCTATTTTATCTTAGTGTATATTAACACACCTTGACTGTCTCCTTTTACAGAACACTTTAATGTTTTCTTATCTATTAAAGTATATATGTTTTCAGTTACCCAATTATTTTGTAAAAATATTTCTTTAATGATAATATAATTATTAGCAATTTTGAATTCAATAACATCAAGAGGTTTTCCAGATGTACCGCTTATTTCTTGTACTTGTAATTTTCCATTAATATCTTTCCAAAAGAATAATAGAGTTGACTGTTCGCTTGGCTCCCAATACCCGATTAGGTCGTTTGCATTGATTTTTTTCTGAGCAAAAGAGTTTAAACTTAATAATGTAATTGCAATAATTAAAAATACTTTTTTCATGATAGATAATATTAAATTGATATAATAGTATTATCACATGTATTTATTGCTTTTTATAAGCTTCTACTTCCCAAGGTAGTTTTTTAGAACCTTCTTTCATAGAAGCTCTTGGATATTTCTTACCTTTCCAAGTAACCGTAGTGTCGTTATAGTCTAAATCGCCTCTTTTCATTTGATCGATATGAACCATTTCGTGTTCTATAGTTTTACTTTTCTTTAATTCTAAAGGAGAAACATTTTTGTTTATAAGAATAGAACCATTATTTTGAGCCATACCCAAAACATTGTCGTCCATGTCAACGCTGTATATTGGAGTGTTGTTTGTACTATATGGCGCTCCATTCATTATAAACGCCATATTAGCATTTTTTCATTTTAGCAGGAGGTGCAGTGCTTGCCTGTTTTGCTCTAGCAGACGCAACGGCTGTACCTATACTGCTTTTAGCCCCGGCCGGCGCACTAGCGCTTGCTTTTTTTGCCTTAGCAGACTCAACAGCAGACTTAAGCATACCAGGTGCCATTTTTAGCGGAGATTTAACCTTGCCGTATTCTTTTTTCATTTCAGCTTTTGATTCACCTTTTTCGTGTTTCATCATTGCTTTTTTAGAAGTGTATTTTTCTCCTGTAGCTTTTTCTACAATTTTCTTTTTAATTGCCATGATATTTATTTTTTTTAATAAAAACAACCGCAAATTACTTTACGGTTGTTTTAAATTATTATTATTGTTATTATGATACTGCAGGCAAAGCTGCGATTGTAACTCCTGTAGGTAATACTACGTTTGCTAAAGTAGGGCCAGCAGGGCTTAAAATAGCTGTATAAATAGCAGCTACAGTTCCAGCAGCACCAGCAGCACTAGTTGTAAATGTGAAAGTTTTTGCTTGAGCATAAACCGCGAATGTGGTTGCGGTAAGATAATTTACGGCGCTAATAACATCTGTATTAAATAAAATGTTAGGTGAACCAGCTACTGTTGTTGGGATTTGGATAAATTTTGCCATTTTGTTTGTTTTAGTTTTAAGTGTTTGTTATTGTTTATTTATTATTTTATTTGTTTTAAAATCTGAACCCTATTTTAGGTAATTGTTTTTTAACGAATCCTGCTTTAGGCCCCTCTCCTAAAGTATAATTTTCTTTAGGTCCAAAAATACTAGGTTTTATCGGAGATTTTAAATTTGCGCTGCTTGAATAGTCGGTTTTTAATTGACTACCAATATTAAGCAAACTTTTATTTTCAGATTCTTTCTTAGAAGCACTTACTTGTTTGCCAGCTTCAACTGATCCTAAATTTGTTACTAATGTTGACGCTAATGAAGGGTTTTGAGTTTTATTATAATCAGTTATTCTTCCCTCAACTCTTTCTTGCCTTCTATCTATTCTATCAAGTTTCTTTTGTTCTTTTTCTCTTTGAGGCGTACGATCATTAGCCGCGTTTTTCCAAGAGTCATCTTTAATATTTTTTTCTTTTTTATCAAGACGCTCTTTTGTCTTAAGATCATCTTTGTTCTGATCACCAGCTGTTCTTGAAGATAACCCAGCGCCTATTACTTTTCCTAATGATTCTACCGCAGCGTTAGCAGCATCATTGTTATAAACTGTATCCGGATTAAATCCACCTGATTCATAAGCTCCTCCAGATCCACCTTGATCAACAATGCTTCTTTGAAGATGAAACGGTGAACTACTATTTTTCTTAACTATGTTTAAAGACATAATATTAAAATCTAGCTTTAGCTCTTTGTGTTATAGGGCCAGCTAAATAATTTGGTTTGTCATTATTAAGTATAATGCCATTTTTACCAGAACTAGAACCTTTGCCTTTTGGTAAAGAATCTGTATTGAAAGGACCGTTCCATAAAGCATTAGCTCCAACTCCTGAATCAGCAGCTAATTTGTCATGGGAATCCATTGGGTGTTTTATTATGTTTACTTTCATAATTATCGTGCGTTTAAGTCGTAAGTTGGCGTTATAGGTTGTTGTACTCCGTAAGGCGGTGGTATAGCTTGAGCAGATTGTCCTGCTTGGGCCATAATAGCATTTACATCATTCTGTGCTCCTGGATTTGTTGGATCCATTGGTGGAACATATCCTTGGCTGGTCATTTGCATTGTTGGTGCCCCAACAGTTCTTGTAAAAGTATTAGGATTAGCCTGACCAAAAACACCTTGAATAGTATTTTGATTGCTAAGAGCAGTTGGACTAATCATATTTGGTTGCAATTGATTATTCATCATATTTATTTCTTGTTTTATCGCTATTAGTATTTTCTATAGCAGTTATCATTACCGTATCAGTATACGTTTTGCCAGCCATTATAGTATTTCTATAACTTGTAGGTATGTCTTCTTTACCAAGCATTATACGATACATTTTGCTTATTAGTTGTTTACACTTAAATGAAACTTTATATATATTATATTTTTGAGTTGTATGGTTTCTATTTCTCCAAACCACTATCCAACCCTCTTTTAATAAATTGTTCCAGCGTCTATTGTCCCAACTATATGCATAAGTACCTATCTTATAATCTTGCTTTGTAAAGAAATCCATGCAATCAAAATAGATTAGTAATTCTAAATCCGCATCGGTTAAATCATTGTTCCTACAAGCCCATCTTCTTATTATTCTATAATGCTTTAGTAAACCAAGTTGCTTAATATCTGAAGCTTCTAATCGACTCATAACTTAACAACAACATCTCCTAATCTTATAACAAAATAAGTTTCTTTATCTATTTCTATTTTATGCCCGGCGTGTCTGTCATAAAATATATTATCATCTTTTTCAATTCCTACAACTTCATTGCCTACCGAAAGAACTTTAGCTTCTATATATCTAATATCTTCTCTTTGGTTCTCAGCAAGCATTAATCCACCTTTGGTAGTCGTAGTGCCTTCTTTTACTTTCTGTATAATTAAACATTTACCAACTGCTTCCATTATGCTCTCAGATTATTGATTATACAATCCGTTGATAATATAGTAGTAGCTACTGACGCTGCATTTCTTAATGCGCTTTTAGTAACCAGTAAAGGATCAATAATTCCAGCTTTAATCATATTAACAGTTTCACCTGTTATAACATTTAAACCATATCCAGTTTTTGAAAGTATTTCTATTGGAGCATTCTCTATTCCTGCGTTGTCTAATATTGTTCTAAATGGCGCTCTAATTGAATCTAATAATAGTTCTTCTCCAATTGAGAATGTATCTATATTATGTGAAGCGTTTAGTAAAGCAATTCCTCCACCTGGAACAATACCTTCTTTGATAGCGGCTTTAGTCGCGCAAATTGCATCCTCAATTCTATCTGCTTTTTCTTTTAATTCTATTTCAGAATTTGCACCAACTTTAACTATTGCAATCTTAGCCGTTAAGCGAGCTAATCTTTTTTCTAGTTTTATAACGGTATAGTTTGGATTGTTTTCTAATAAAGACTTTTTAATATCATTTATTATTTCCAATATCTCTTCAGATGTTTCGCCGACGTGTAATACTGTTTCTTCGTGATTAGTAATGCTCTTAATGCATATTCCTAAATACTCAGGTTGTATTAAATCTAAATCATCGCCTAGATCTTCATTTATAACTGTTGCTCCTGTCAATAAAGCTAAATCATCTAGAATCTCTTTTCTATTAATTCCAAATGTTGGAGCATTAATAACATTTATTTTTATATTGCCTTTAGACTTATTCATTGCCAGCGCTGATAGAACTCCTTGTTCTAAATCACCTATAATAAGCAAAGGTTTGTTATTCTTTATAACGTATTCTAATACCGATTGTATTTGTCGTATACTTTCAACAGGTGACTCAATTAGTAATACTAATGGATTATCTAACTCTGCTGTTTTATTTTTTGGATTAGTTATAAAATGTGAATTTGTTAATCCCATATTACACTGCACGCCTTCTACAACCTGTAAACTTGATTCTGGATCTGACGATGTTTCCATCATAACGATTCCCGTATTTCCTACTGATCTAAAAGCGTCTCCAACTAACTTGCCTAATATAGGATCATTGTTCGTGGATATTGTAGCGATCTGATCTAGCATTGCATCATCTACTTTTATAGATGAATTTTCTAAATATTCTATAACTTTATCGACCGCTTTGTTTATTCCTTCTTTTATGCTTCTTGTATTAGGATTTTCTATTGCGTAAGCATTCTTAAGAATAGAGTGCGCTAATACTGTAGCTGTAGTTGTTCCGTCTCCGGCTTCTCTAACTGTTTTTCTAGCGGCCTCTTTTAACAACCTAGCGCCCATGTTTTCAATTGGATCTAACAAAATAACTGCATCAGCTACTGTAACTCCATCTTTTGTAATGACTGGATTACCATTTGAGTCCTCTAAAAGAACGCACTTACCACTTGCTCCTAATGTAGAGCTAACCGCTTTTGCTAACTTTTCTATACCTGCGAATACTTTATCGCTGGCGTCTCTTCCAAAACTTAAATTTTTGACTATAGCGTCTGACATAATTTTATTTGATTTGATTTGTATAGTTTATATATCACATAGTTTACCGTTATTTTACAATATGAACGGAAATTGCTTTTTTTAAATACTTGTATAAAGCATACGCTAAAACAATAAATAATATAAGCCAAATATATATAGAATAATTTATTTCTTTTTTAATATTTTTTTTAAAAACTTTATTTTTAATTTCTTTTTTTATAGCAACTTCTTTTTCAGCTTTAACTATTACTTTTGTTTTAGTAGTGTCTACAACACTTTTAGTTGATTGCTTTGCTTTTATAATTGTATTTATATATTCTTTACCATTTATTACCATTGGTTTTAAAGTATCCAAAGGTTTATATTCCAATTCGCTAATGGATTCTTTTATAAACACATTGTTTTCTTTTGTATATGTACCATCAATTTTAATCGTAGATACACTATCAATTTTTACTTCGGTATTAACTTTGTTGACAGCTACTTTTCTAGAAGCACAAGACGATAATAGTATTATAAGTAATATAAATATTTTTTTCATTTTATTAAATTGTTTATGAGAAATAATTCTCCTGTTCTTTGTTTCTTCTAGTTACTAATCCTTTTACAGTTTTACCGTCAGCTTTATTCCATTTATTGAATTCAACTTTAATACTTGGATCATTTGGATTGATATTAATTTTCTTTAATAATGTTGATCCAGCAAACGCTGCAATTCCAACATTATATGCAAACGAAACTAAAGAATTAAATTGATTCTGCGTAACGGGTTTTTTTAAATACTTATTAATTGTCAATGCAAATTTATCTGCGATATACTTAAAAATATCAAAAGCTTCTTTTTTAGTTATAGCTTTGTCTTTCATAGTAACACGTTTTCCATCTGGATAATAAGTATTACCATACCCAATAGTCGGTACTCGTGCAGAGCAGTAATATGGCACGGCACTAAAACCTTCAAAACCTGTAATTAATAGATAACCATCGTCGTTCAGCTTCATTTTATAGTAAATATTTTAAAGAGCAATGTTATCAATGCACCAAAGACTATCGCAAAGGCAACTTTAAATTGATGTAAGTAAACACTCATTTCATTTTTAAAATTCTCTAAATGCTCAACTCTGTCGTCAATTTCCTTAACTTGCGAAACCATTCCTTTGAAATTGTTAAACTCACTCCCTAGCAATGCTTGTTTAATCTCTTTGATATCTTGTGTTAATTGGTCTAAATTATCCATTCTTTAATCTTTCAACTATATTAGTAATCCCCTCTATGCCTATATAGACCGTGGCTATTGTAATCCAATCTGAACTTGTTAAATTGCCGTGAAATAAACCAGCACAGGCTACTATAAATACTAGTAGCTTACGTGAAATCCACTTATTTAATATCAAATCAATCTGCTCCTTACTCATTTATTTTATTATAAAAAGTTCTTGTTTCAAAATCAAAGTAAGGATTTTCAAAATATTCTAACAATAATTCTTCTATTGCAATTTCATTTTCTGCAATATTTATTTTATCGTATGATAAATATAACAATTCACCATCTGTATTTACTATGCTATAAAGTGTACCCATTAGTTTATAATTTTAACTGCTCTTAATGTTGTTACCGTTGTTGTATCTAATGCAGTTGTATTTTCTGCTGTAATAAAAAAATAATTTGTAATTGCTGGATTAAAAGCAACACTTGTTTCAGTACCGCCGAATGTCGCTTCATCCGATAGAAAAGTAGAAGTGCCAGCCGCAACCCTCAGAAATCCACTATTTATAACTGGATTTCTGACTAATGTAACGACATCAACAGCAATCGCCATTTGATATAATCCTATAATGGTTGCTGTTGCTACACCGCTTATTGACGTGCTTGTTTTTAATCTTATAGTGGAAGTTCCGGCATCGTTTTGTTTAAACATCCTTATTTTAATGTTTGGCATACTTGGCGATGTAAACGTATTTGCAGGAATTGTTATAGTGAGTAATGTAGCTTCTGCTGCTGTAAACCCTGTTACAGATGTATTTGGGAATTCATTTATAATTACCTTTACAGTTGAATCTAATTGAGTTTGTATTGAACTTGTAACATTATCTAAATATCCTATTTCAACAGCTGAAACATTACCTATTGATGTTGTAGAAGGCAATACTACTGTACCTGTAAATGTAGGAGAATCTAAATTTGCTTTTGCAGCTAAAGATGAAGTTGATCCATCAGCTAATAATATTTGGTCAGATGTTCCGCTTGATTTAATAAATGAATTTGCAGTAATATCATTACTAGTAGTATCTCCAGAGTCTGTAACTAGTTGTAGGGTTGGTGCTGTAAGATCGCTTGTCAAAGCAAATGTGCCTGACGCATTAGGCAGAGTGTAACTTCTTGAAACTAGTAAGTTATTAATTATTTGAGCAGCTGCTCCGTTGCTATTTGTTAATATAAGATTATCTCCATTTTCAGTAGACAGCATAGGAGTAAAAGCTCCGTCAGGCCTGCTTATTGTAAAGTAACCATCGTTAATAGCTATTTTACAATACTCTCCATTAGGACCATCGTATACAGATAAAGTATTTGCAGTTGCATTTCCAAGATAATCAATATTAAAGACCTCCACGTCATTTGCGTTAAAAGAAGCAAAATCGCTTGTTGCTGATGGAGAATTATTTGCTGAAAAATGTCTTGAAGGAGCAATAACCGCTGAATCGTGCTGAGAGCTAAATGAATAGTTATCCGCTCCGCTTTGCACAATAGTATAAAATCCACTTACATAATTAGGCAATGTTCCAGGATTTTGCCCGTTTATTGTAGCAACAAAACAGTCTCCCCTTGCAAATGGAACTCCCGTCTGAGTCGGCATATTAACCTTAATTCCTTTTTGATTTACTGTAGGGGCAGCTACCATATTAATAATAATTGCCTCGGTATCATCTACCGCTAGATTTATGGAATTACCTATGTCCACTACTTGTTGTAGAGTTGGTATATTGGTTGGTATATCAGTTGTTAAAGCAAATGTTCCTGACTTATCAGGCAATGTATAATTTCTTGAAGTTGTTAGCGGATTGATTATTTGAGCTGCGGCTACGCCGTTATTTAGTACAAGATTGTTGCCATTATCGATGGTTAGTATAGTTACCCCACCCCCACTATCTAACATAAAAACATTGTCGCTTACACTCATTTTAGCATAACCTCCAACGGGATCGTCATATAAATACAATTCACCTATCTTAGCATCTAGTTGAGATACATTACCAACCTGTAACACTTGGTTTAATGTTGGTATAAAGTAATTAGCTAGGTCCTCAATCTTAAAACTTTTAGTTTGATTTTTAGGTCTGCCATTTACTAATCGTGTTGATGTCCCTATAATTACATCTGTATCTAAGATATTAAGATTTAAAGGGTAACTATATATTATTGCCATATTTTTTAGTATACTTTGGTTAGTGTGAAGTTTTTTGAAGTAATTGAGTTACCTGTAGAAGCCGGGTCCCATTGTGCAGTAATTACAAGCGTGTTATCTACAGTGGTATTAAATGTAGTATTGTTTACTGTACTTAATACATAGCCTTCAAATTGTGTTCCTCCATTTCTAATATAAGAAAACAATCCGCCAGATGAGATAGACGCTACCGTAACTCCGCCTAATGTTCTAACTGTAAAGTATAAATTCATAACCCAGGGCTTACCTGTTGCGGCATCCATGTCGATTATACCCGTGTCCGCAAGAATTACTCCGGTTAGTGTTTTAATTCGTATGTGTAAAGTCGCTGAACTGCCTGAAGACAGTATGCCGTCTAAAGCGCAAGTAAAAGAATCCCCAATAGAAAAACTATTTGCCGGAACTGTTAACGTGCCTACTCCGGATCCTACTATTGTTGTTTCTATAGCTGTATTTGCTACTGGTGCACTGTCGGCAGTTTGTGCAAATAAACCGTATGTACCACTAACACCAGGTATTCCTTGTATACCTTGCTCCCCTTGCTCCCCTTGCTCTCCTTGTGGTCCTTGCGGCCCTTCGGGTATTTGAGCTTCTACTAAATTAATTATGCCTTGCAGTGGGAATAACTTAGTTGGATTTCCACCTTCATCAAATTGCACACCTAATACAGAGTCTGCAGCTGTTGGCGTTGCGCCTGGGTAACTATATATTATTGCCATGTATTATTATATATTAGCAGTTCCACTTGTCTAATGCAAGCTTTTTTCTTGTTGGTTCTCCATTTGGTTTTTTCAACGCCCCTGGCATACCAGACATTCTAGCGCAGAAAGACTTTCTTCTTTTAGCATCTTTGCTACCTGCTTTTAATTCTGACGGTTTCTTTGTTACCGCTGTCTGTAATTTAGAACCTGGATTCTCTTTTCTATATGATGCGACCCCTTTGGCGTTTAATCCGCCTTTAGGATCTTTACCTTCCTTACGTGTCCAAGCAGCGGTCTTCTTTAATGGACTACAGCCACAATTATCATTGCAACCACAACCTTTGGATTCTCCAATAGTATATCCATTATTTTTACGCGTGCCTAGTCCTTGGAGACCTATACCTTTCATTTTCATACTAAGTTACTTTATCTTGTGCTGGGATTATTGCCATATCTTATTTATTTATTTTTTTTGAATCCATTTGCATCATAACCAGGTTTACCTTTCAGCTTTTGACGACTTCTATTCTCATTAGCGGAAGCTAAATCTTTATAGTCTTGTTTCACTATAGGATCATTCATTGCATTAGTGCTACCTTTTCTAATAGCATTATTTTTATCTTTTCTTATAGTGCTACTTATTAGCTCTGTTGCTTTATTTGAAAAATAGTCTGTACTATCTTTGGTGGCTTTGGGCGTAGGTTCACCTTGACTTCTTAAATTAAATGCCATATCTTATTTATTTCTTTTTACGTTCTATCTTCTTTGCTTCAACTAGCATAGCTTTGGTAGGTTTCTTTCCAGATCCTTTGTTAGCGCGGATGTTATCCCATAGTCCTCTTTCTGACTTACAACCATCTTTGCGTTTTATCATCTCTTTCATGCTATTTTATTTTATAGTTTTTACCACTTTCCTTCTTTGTGCCTTCGCCCTCATTCCCACGGTTCTGTTTAACAGATTCAAACCTACCATCTTCATGGTCGTAATCCATATTCTTTTTACCTGGATCTTTACGATGCATTCTCTGCGCATGAGCTTTCTTAATTCGCCTATCATCGGATTTAGCGTAAGCAAGATCTCTCTCAGCTTTAGCCTTAGCTGCTTTAGGTGATAACTTTTGTTTTTGCAAAGGTGATTGCGATCTTAGTTCAAATGCCATAATATTATTATTAGTTGCGGATTCAGGACTCGAACCTGGCTCTGGGGTTATGAGCCCCTTGTGCTACCAATTACACTAAACCGCGATATAGTTTCTTAATTACGTATATTGAGTGAATCTTACAGTGCGACGTTAGCCTGCTACTATATAATATAACTAGCTAATGTCACTCTTTTCCCAATGTATCATATTATATACATAATGGTCTATTATGTCCGTAATAGCGTACGTTTGTTATAATAACCTGATGTGTAGTTATTATAACGAAGTGAAAAAAATATTGTAAAAAATTTTTATGTGAGGGGGTAAATTTGGATGAATGAGATCTAGAGAACTTGAGTGTTATACATGTATTTCTAACCCTACTACCCAAAAGGGAAACGCGTTTTAGTTTGCCGGGTCCCCCGATTCCGTGTGGTTTACGGCTTATCGTTTGATGCGTCGAGCATCGTGTACGATCCGAGTTGAGCTATTATCGGTTGAGATATTATACTAGCGCGGTAGCGCGTTGCGTATAGCATACGCGTATAGCATTTCCCTACAGTCTCAGTACGAGTGGTGATTGATAATATATATGTACTAAGCTACTCATCTGTGTGACGGAATTGACAGGGCGGAGCGTGCGATCTTGTGAGCGAAGCGCGTATAGCATTCCCTACAGACCTAACACGAGTGGTTAATGATAATATATATGTAAGTAACAAATACTAAAACGATCAAGAATTCCTTACAATATTAATACGAAGTGAAATTGATAATATAAGTGTAACAAATAAATAACTAACTATGTTTGACGAAATAATAATAAATGTACGAAATAATGAATTTAATCAAATAGTCTTTATAAAAGACTGTGTAATCGAATACGTAGGACCATACGAACCAAAATATCATTCTGAATATTTGAACTTAGATATTACGATCTTTAAATTCTTACAAGACTAATACGAAGAGTAATTGATAATATAAATGTAAATAAATAACAACTTAAAATAAACAACTATGAACAATCAAGAATTATTACAACAAGCCATCGCTAAATTATCTATCGAAGAATTATCTTTAATCTATCCACCGATCGAAAGAGCCAACTTCGTAGTCCGTAAATCATGGTTAGGTCGTAACCAAGTTATAACCTTTGTTAACAACAAGAATCAAAAAGTAACTTACAATCATGACGAAGTATTAAAAGTAATGTTACCTAAGTTATCTATCATGCCATGTTGGATTAAAAGAGAATATTGGTCGCAATCAACCGATATGCCTAGTAACGTAAGGCACTTGGCAACTATTGAATTGTTAGATGTAGTTGAGGTTAGCGAATAGCCTCTTCTACAACTCAAATACGACTCCGTAATGATAATATAAATGAAATTAAATAAACAACTATGAAACTACAAGAATTAGCCTTTAAACTAGCCCGTGCATACGGCTACAAGTACACAAGAACATCGGAATATACATTGCTATCGTACTCTGATAAATTAAGAATTGGTAACTACATCAGATTTATTCTTGAACAAGAGAGGTAAGATAAAATAGTGCGACGTTAGCCTACTATTATTAGTTTAATAAGCTAATGTCACACTTTTTAATCAACTGAAGAGTAGTCTACATACAGCGGCAAATTAGACACTATATTATGTTCGAAGTTTTCTCACTGTTAAACTAGTATATCAGTTAAAAGCATACTTTTTGTATCAAATTAGCTAAAATGCTATACACCGGCCTGGCTTTGCAATATAGTCGGAAGAGTAGACTCCGCTGCACTCCGTATTTAAAAAATGCTATACGCTATTACCGTTAAACTCCCTTACAAGCACAATACGACCACAAATTGATAATATATATGAATCAAAACAATAACATTATGACTTTAGAATTAACAATATACGAAGTAACCCAATTAAAATCCTTAATCTTTGATGAAGTTGACAAAGCCGGCGGATTAGACCAATTAGACCCATTATTATACGATATTTTGGTGAAAATTAGCACTAAAAAAGCTCCTGAAGTACTGTAAACAAAGGGATTCTTCGTTATACCATATAAACATTAAATTCATACAAACAATCAACCACCTGTTTACAATCTTAATACGATGTGGTAATGATAATAAAAGTGTAACAAAAACAAACCAAAACAAACAAATATGAGACGTTATTCAAGGGCGATTAGAGTGGTATTATTAAGTGTCAAAAAAGAGTTCTTTATTCAAGCGAAGTATGCGGCAAAAGCGCTACGTAGCTAATTAATAACGACTATAATATGAAAGGTATTAAAGAATCTGACCTTATCGACATGAGTCGTGAAGAGTTAATTGAGTGGTTATGTTGGAACGATCGAAATGGTTGTTACCGTGACGAAGAAAGTATTGGCGAAATGGGTACAATAATGACCTACGAAGAAGCGTATGAAACCGCTTTAAGTCAAATAAATGAATAGTAATTAACAAAAACAAATAAAATGACTAGAAAAAAATGGTTTGCTAACCAAACACCGGAACTACAAGAAAGGTTCAAAAACAATTGTAATACATTAAACGAAAGTATAGAGTTCTTTGAATTTTGGGTTAATAGCGCCGCAACTAAAGGATTATGCGGAGCATTCGCATTCTATAGATCAAAGGAAGGTCATGCCTTTTGGCAGGATCTTAGCGTTGAACTAAAAACAATTCAAGAGTATGGAAAGTGATTGTTGCGGCGCATACACCGACATGGAAGAGCATGGATTATGTCCAGATTGTATGGAACATTGTGAATTTTACGATAATGAAGAAGATGAAGATTAATATTAAAAAGTAAATTATGATAGGTAGTTTTGAAATAGTGGAGTATATTAATCCGTATTTTCCGGATAAACAAATGTACAAGTGTAAAGTTGGTGTTCATGAATTTCATACAAGTGACTATGGTAACTTAGTTGATTGGGTTTACGAGGCTATTAACAATATAGACACTAGCGGTGAATCCGACCGTATTAGAGACAAGGCAATCGCTTCATTCTTTAAAGATAGTAATACAAGTAAGGATTAATAAAGAGTCAGGTGGGTGTAATGAGGAAAGGTTCCGAGTCCGTGAAACATAGGTTGCTTATCCGGTTCGAGTCCGGCCCTGACTACAAAGTGTTTACAATCTAAACACGACAAAGAATTGATAATATAAATGTAACAAATAACAAATTAACTATGAAAAATATTAAATTTCTAAAGTACAATTTTATTAAAGTGAACGGTGTGCTATACACGCCTTATACCGTGGGCGATCTACCTCAAAGTTTTGGTTTTATAACTAACGAAGAAGATCAAGAAGGCTATAGTGAGTGGTTTAATTTCAAAGGCTTAACCTATATAATCAAGAAGTAGTATGAGAGCTTTAATACAAGCAGAATTAAGAGATATTACCGACCAATGGCTTAGAGAAGAAATATCTTACTCTAGAATGAATGAACTTATAAACGAAAAAGCGGATCAATTCGCTATCGAATACGGCAAGTGGCTAACCAATGGTGAATTTTCAGAATTATCCTTAAAACTTTACAAAAAAATAGTATGATAAAGTTCCCAAAGTACAAAGAAAATCTAAGAATGATTGGTGACAACGTGTGGAGTTGCTCTACTAATGTTGCAAGAAAAGAAGATGATATACTAATTAAATTATGAAATATTACAATGCTTTAGTAGACAAAGAGCCTGTAGAAATAAAAATAATACAGCGCCATAAAGATAGGGTAGAGATTACAAGAAATTTAAACGGAAATGCAGGTTTCTGGATTAATAAAAAAGAACTAATTATCAACAAAGTTGCAAGTTGCTTATAACGAACAAATAAATAAGTATGATAGTAATAGCGAACAACATGAAAGAAGCGTGCCAATATCTTGAAGAAAAGAAAGCGCGTAATAAAGCAAATAGACTAAGTGTGGTAAACACAGACGGCTTATGTAAAAGTTTTACTAGCGAAGACTATAAGCAAATCAAGACTAAAATGAAATCCTCCTATGGCGCTAAAGCAAGTGCATTTA